CAACACCCACCACCAGATCTGCAGCATGGGCAGACTGTATGCGTAGAGCACACGATCAGATCGCTAGCTACCAGGCCCCAGCCCCAAAGGGTATGACCGTTCCGGCCTCAGTCCGTCCGGGCGCCGGGAACCGGGAAGGCAGTCCACAGGCAAGACACGTGCACCCGTGACCGATAGCGCGCCCCTGTTGACCTTTATCCTGCCGTGGCCGCCGACCGCCAATAATTTATATGCCACAGGGCGCAGCAGGAAGGGCGCAGCGCGGCGATTCCTGTCTACCCGTGGCAAGGCATACGCTTGGGCTGTCGCCGCCGTAGTGGCCTCACAAGCGCCCAGGCGGCGACCTTTATCCGGCCGGCTGGCCGTCACGATCGCGGCCCTGCCGCCCGACAAGCGCGTTAGAGACTTGGACAACCTTTGCAAAGCAGTACTTGACTCGCTCAAAAAGTCGGGCGTTTTCGCAGATGATGGCCAGATCGACAGCTTGACCATTGCGCGCCACGCGGTTACGCCAGGTGGCGCGCTGCTGGTCGGCGTCAGGGAGTTCGAATTGTGAGCGCCGAACGGCCGGCGCCGCTTAGCGTTACCGATTGGGCGGCAATGCTCGGGGAGATGCGCCGGCTCGGAGTCGGTATTGACTCGCTAGGGCGGCACCTTGGAATGCCGCGAACCACGCTTCAACACTACGCATATATGGGTGGGCAACCCAAACACGCGGAAGGCGAGAGATTGATTGCTTTTTGGTGCCAGCTAACCGAACGCACGCGCGCCGAACTTCCTACCGCATCAGCAGAGATGTCTGCCGCCCGGTCGGATTAGCCGAGAAGTCGGCGCAATCGCTGCATTATTCTGCATCACGCTAACAAGGGAGCCGCTAAATATGGCTAAGACTCGCAACATGACGAGGGAGCAACCCGGCGCGCCGCCGCCTAGTGCAGTCGAGCCCGAGCCCGAGCTCGAGCCCGTAGCGGATGCCGCGGCAGATGAGCGTCTCGCGGCCGCGGTCGCGGTCACGGCCGCATCTATCGGCAACGGGGGCGCGCTTGATTGGTCTAGCTTGAATCAGGGCGCCGCAGTGGAACGCGGATACAACGCCGCCGACACGGGCCCCAGGCTTCCGGATCAATCCGAGGTTGATTCCAGCAAAATCACCGAACCGACACTTACTGCGCAGGGCTGGGTTATCCCGCTGAATGACAAGCGCGTACGCTTCGGGGGCGTGTGATGGGTTTTCTAAAGCCCTCGAAGACCATGCAGCGCCTGGATCCCGGCGCCAAGTTGGGCAATGACACTTTCTTCCACGATTTCACCAAGCCTACAGACCCCGCCGTTTTAGCTGAGCAACAGGCCCAGGATGCGGCAAATGCTGAGATTGCGCAGCGCCGGCGCAAACATCGGCTTTCCAGTTTACTAGCGGGTGGCAATCACTCCATTGGCGGGTATGGCACGGCGCTCGGCCGCGGTTCCAGTGGAGGCGGCGGAGGCGGAGGCGGAGGCGGCGCTAGAGGTAGCGATGGCGGCGGCGGGCGGCGCAAGTAATGGCCGACGCGGCCGCCATTGCCTTTCGGCTGAACGCGCTAAAGGCGTCTCGCTCGCCGCATGAGACAGTATGGCGCGACTGTTTTGATTACACCTTTCCGCTTCGGGCCGATGGATTCCAGACGACGACCCTTAACGCGCAGTCGGGCCAAGAACGGCTGGCGCGGTTAGTCGATGGGACTGGAACCGATGCGGCGCGGATTCTATCCAGCGGGATCATATCGGGCGCGACGCCGGCGAATTCGCTATGGTTTCAGCTTGGCGTTGCGGGTGCGACGGACTTAGAGACGCGATGGCTTGAGGGTGCAGCGCAGACGCTATTCGAGCAGATTCACGGTAGCAATTACGACTCCCAGGCTTATGAGTGTGCGCTTGATTTGGTGTGTGCCGGATGGTTTGCGCTCTACATTGAGGAAAACAAGGAGGAAGGCGGGTTCACATTCGAGCAGTGGCCGCTTTCGCAGGTTTACGGCGCCTCGACCAAGCGCGGCGGCGTAGTTGATATTGTTTACAGGGAATTTGAGTTAACCGCAGAGCAGGCGGTAGCGGAATACGGCGACGGAAGCAAGGGCGAGGGCGTGAGTACGCAGACGCTCAAACTTGTGAAGGACAAGCCCGACGAGTTTGTGAACTTTGTACACGCGATATATCCGCGTCTTGATGGCAAGCAGGGTTCGATATTGGCAAAGCATTTGCCGATTGCCAGTTGTCACGTTGAGATCAAGGCAAAGAAGCTCGTTCGCGAGGGCGGGTATCACGAAATGCCGGTCATCATGCCGCGGTGGCACAAGTTGCCGCGCAGTGTGTACGCGGTAGGGCCGGCAAATGACGCCTTGCCCGACATGCGTTGTTTGAACGAACTCAAGCGGATGATGTTACAGGCTGCCGACATGGCGGCGACTGGCATGTACAAGGCGGTAGACGATGGGGTACTCAATCCGCGCAATATCAAGGTAGGTGCGCGCAAGGTCATCACTGTGGGGGACATTAACTCGATAGAGCCGTTGACATCCGGGGCGGATTTCAACATTTCATTTACGCTTGAGGAGCATTTGCAGGCCACGATCAGAAAGACATTCATGGCCGATCAGTTACAGCCGCAGGATGGGCCGCAGATGACGGCGACTGAGGTTCATGTGCGCGTTGGGCTCATTCGCCAGTTACTCGGGCCGGTTTACGGGCGGATGCAGGCCGAATGGCTGGCCAAGATGATTCAGCGTTGTTTTGGCGTTGGGGTTCGTTCGGGGATGCTCAAGGATGCGCCCGTTTCGCTCAACGGTCGCGCTTATCAGGTGCGTTACATTTCTCCGCTTGCGCGTGCGCAGCGCCAGGAGGAAGTTACGGCGATGGATCAATTCGAGTTAGCGCTTGCGCAGCAGGCGCAGATTGAGGGGCCGAGGGCGCTGGACATTTACGACTCTGACGAGGCGCGGCGCGAGCGTGCGCATCTGCTTGGCGTGCCTGCAAAGTTGATTCTGTCTGAGGAGGACTTGGCGGCACTCAGAACGGCGCGGGCGAAGGCGCAACAGGACGCGGGGGAGCAGCAGGCGCAGGCCCGTGGGCAACAGGCATTTGCTGATTCTGCCGGTGATGCAGCGGGCAAGTCGCTGGTGCAATAGTGGCTGACAATTACATAACCAACCCCGGAGCCGGGGGTGCCACTTTTGCGGGTGATGAGGACGGGTTAGCTGTTCAATGGCCGTTGATTAAGCTCGCTTGGGGTCAACTCGACACGTTCAACATTCTGGCCGACGCCGCGGGCAAGCGAATGCCTGTGAATCTGGCGGAAGTGAATGTGACGGTGCCGGTATCCGGCCCGCTTACCGATGTGCAGATTCGCGCCACTCCGGTTCCCGTATCCGCGAACCAGGGCACTGCTGCGGCTGTGGCGGGTGCGTGGCCGATCCTCTTAACCGATGGGACACGGACTGCAACCGTCAAGGCCGCCTCGACCGCTTCGGTCGCGGCTGATCTAGCGCTTGTTGTTACCTCGAGTCCCAACGGTTTGTTGACGGTATCGACCAACAACTCGAGCACCGCAAGTTTGGGAATTTCCGGCGTGTTCACGGGCACTACGGATACTCCCGATTCTTTCACTCAGGTACAAATATCGGTATTCAGCGATCAGAATGGCACCCTGGCGGCGCAATTCAGCATCGACAATGCTAACTGGGACGAGTCGGTATCTTTTCCCTACGTGAGTGCCAACGGCGGAACGAATTTTGAGTGTCAGATTCGCGCGCGTTTCTTCCGAATCGTCTACACCAATGGGGTCATAGCTCAAACGCTATTCCGTCTGAAAACGCTATTCCGGCCCGCGGCCCCTTCCGGGGACAGTGTTGCGCTACGCGATGACATTCCCGCCAATGCACATGCTCAACTCACGCGATCCTTGATGTTTGGCCCGACGGCAGGAGGCGGCAGCACCTATGCGCAAGGTACGGTCAAGGCCGCCAGCACTGCCGCCCTTGCAACAGATCCAGCGCTAGTCGTTGCGATCAGTCCCAACGGCACGGTGTCAAGCAAAACCGATCTTGCTCCCGCAAGCCCGACGACGGCTGCGGTGGGTGTCGCTTCGGGCTCGGCCGTTGCCGCGAATGCCTCGCGCAAAGGTCTACATCTACGTAATACCTCGACCTCTGGACAGCGCTTGAGTCTTTCCATGAACGGGGCGGCCGTGCTCGATTCAGGCATCACGCTCTACCCGCAGGATATTTTCGAGATGAACGAATATGACTTCGACCTTGGCGTAATCAACGCGATCGCCTCGGCTGCGGCGGCCAGTCTTGCTGTGCAGGAGTTCGCCTGATGCCCGTGCGCCCGGCCAACAACGTCGAAGTCAAGGACGAGGGCACCAGTCAGGGGTTTGTGCGCGCGCTCAACTTCGTGGGCGCCGGAGTCGTGGCAGCCGTCGCGGGCTCGATTGCCACCGTCACGATTGCAGGCGGGGGCGGCTCTGCCACCGTCACGCAGACCACGATCACCCTCCCCGCACCGGCCAACCGCTCTCACTCGGTCAATGTGACCGACGCGGCCGTGACGGGCGCATCCAAGATCATGCTCTCGCTCGCCGGCCAGCCGCCCACGGCCGTCAATGAATCCGATGACATCGACATGCTGGACATGATGGGCGTGCCGGGCACGGGTCTATTTACGTTCCAAGCGCGCTTTCTGCACCCGATTTCCGGGCCGCTCCTCGTCAATTACATGGTGGGCTGACATGGCACAACTTTACGATGCCAACGGCAATCCGGCTTTCACGGATGTGCTCGCGCAGAATCAGGCCGTCGGCTCGCTCAACGCCGCCGTCACCACGCAGTTACGCGGCCAGAGCACCGTAGTTGTCCAAGTCCTCACCATCGGTTCGCAAACGCTCATCTTCGAGGGGACGGTTGACGGGACAAACTTTTTCTCTGTCAACATGTTCCCGGTCGCGGGCGGCGCGCCTGTGACCACAACGACCGCGAACGGCCAGTGGATCGGCGTCGTGGCCGGCATGTACCAGTTCCGCACGCGCTGCTCTGTCTACGTCTCCGGCTCTGCTACCGTCAGCCAAAATGCCGCGCAGGGCACGAATGAGCAAACCGTGTCCGTCGGGAGTGCGCAGAACGCGGCCTCTGCCGGTCAGAACGCCGTGCTCGTCGAGGGTGCGGTCACTACCGCGCCGCCGGCCTACACCACGGGCAACGCATCCGCTCTGTCGCTCTCAGTGCCAGGCGGATTGCGTGTTGGTGAGCCGCAAAATACAGCCTCGGCAGGGCTACCTGCTCCGCTTGTGATGGGGGCGGTACTTACAGCCGCCCCGGCCTATACGACAGCGAATGCCTCGGCACTCTCGCTGACTACAGCCGGAGGCCTTCGCACCGATATGTCCTCGCAGGGTGCTACCGCGATCACCTCGGTTCCCGTCGCGGCAGGCACAGGCACCCTTACGGGCAACGCCCCGGTCGTCAATGCTGCGCTTTTCGTTGGCACTACGGCTTCTGTGGCTTCCAGCGCCGGTGTACAGAAAGTTGGGGTCAGTGGTGCCACGGGCGTCACATTGGATGCGGCTTCCGGCGGCGCATTCCCGACTAACATGGTGGCGATTGCCGGCAAGGCGCAGAACGTCAACCCAACAGCAGTTGCCAACGCCACGACAGTCGCCATAGCTACGGATCTGGCAGGGCGCGTCATCATCACGCCGCTGGCCTACCGCACACTGTTCTCGCACCAAGCAACGGCGTCGGCTGCTACCGCCGAAACCACGATCATTACGGCTGGCGCAGCCGGCGTGTTTCGTGATCTGGTATCCATTACCATAACGACCGCCGCTATTTTAGCCAGCGCGATAACGATCCGTGATGTGACGGCTGGCGGTACGCCGTGGATCATTAACTATCCGAATGCGGCTGCTGCTCCTGGAGCGCCGTTTGTCATTGTATTCGGTGCCACGCCTCTCAGACAGGGGACGGCTGCAAGTGCATGGACGTTTGCTCAAACTGTAGCCAACGCCCTTAATTTCACCTGCCAATACGTTGAACGCATCGCCTAAATGTGGCTCATACCACTTCGGCTGCTGGATGGTGCAAGCGCTATAGGAACCGTGACCCCGCCTCCTGCGGTGGGGATTGCGCCCGAGAACATGTCGATCGAAAATTTCTTTGTCATAGATTTTCGGATCAAGCGACGGCGGCCGATCACTGAGGAAGAATTCGCGTTACTCAGACAGTGGGCGCGGATCTACAAGGATGTGCGCCTGACCTATCGGCGCGACATGAGCGCGAATCGGGCCATAGAACGGGAATTCGAGGCAAAACTGCGTGGCAAGAAGGTCAAACGTGCGAACAATAGCGAACAAGGCATCAGAATCCCCTATGGCGACCCCTCGGGACTACGCCCAGCTATTCGAGCAGCATCACGTAGGAAAACTCGTACTCGAAGATCTGTTGACGCGCTACGCAAAAGGCCCGGTACTCGAGGGCGGCATTGATGGAATTAGGAAAAGCGACTACCGTGCTGGGGCGCGAGCGGTAGTGGAGTTCATTGTGCGCAGAACCAATCAAGCAACAGGCGCAGAGCCGCCCGATGAGGAGTAAGTAAATGTCACGCAATCTTTCACTTGCCTCGATTCAAGGTCTGTTAGCCGTTTCGGCCGGCAAGGCACTGATTCAACAGCCCGCCTCGGCGGTCGAGGGCGGGACGGCTCTGTACGATGACGAGGCCGTATTCAATAACCAGGATCTCATTATCCTGGCGAGCGCCGCGCGCACTACCTCGGCCAACGGAGCCGACAGGACAAATCAAACCTGTCGCGGCTTTAAGCTGGTCATTGATATGACCGCGGTGCCTGGCGTTGATACCGTGACCTTCACGGTACAGGGCAAAGATCCGGCGAGCGGCAAGTATTACACCCTACTTGCCAGCGGTGCCATTGTTGCAGCCTCTACCGTCGTGCTGAGTCTATATCCTGCTCTTACTGCCGCCGCCAATGCCGTCGCCAACGACATTCTCCCGCGCACCTTTCGGGTGATTACCACGCACTCGGCGGCTTCCAGTTTCACCTACTCGGTCGGCATGATTCTGATTCGCTGATTGTCAAAGGAGCATAAGTCGATGTCTACACCAGAAGAACTAGCTGCCGCTGCCGCTGCTGCTGCCGATCCTTCCAAGAGTGTTCTTGATTCTGCCAAAGAAAAGTTTGAATCATGGATGCCGGAAAAGTATCAGGTTAAGGGCAAGGATGGCGTGATTGACGAGGCAGCGAGCGTCAGGGCTGTAGCCAAGGGGTACACCGAACTTTCAAAGCGCATGGTCGAAGTGGGTTTACCCCCGGAGACTTCCGACAAATACGAATTCACCGACACGCCCAAGGGTGTCGATGTCGCGCAACTGCGCAAAGACCCTGAAATGGCGAGCTTCCTGAAAAGCTGTCACAGCCAGGGGATGACCAACAAACAGGTGAGCATGGTCATCAACAGCTATCTTGAGATTGCTCCGAAGCTGGCGGGCGCGAGTCAGGAGATAAACACTGAGGAGGCGGTCACGAATCTGCGCGAGCGCTGGAAAACAGAAATTGAATTCGATAAAAACGTCAGCACTGCCAAGGATGCCGCCGTGGCGCTGGGCGCCCGCGATGAGTTGACGTTCGATGATATTGTCTCCGCCGGGCTGGCCAATAATTCCGTGTTCATTCGCCTCATGGCGGCACTCGGAAAACAGACGCAGGAGGACACTGTGTTTGCTGCCGCCGGTGGGGCCAACATCGACTCCAAAGACTTTGATGCTCAAGTGGCCGAGTTGCGCAAGGAACTGGCGCTTGTGCCAGAACGCGACCGGAAAACCTATAGCGCTGTACTGGGCAAGATCGACGCCCTGTACACCAAGCGACACGGCAACAAACCGCAGGGCATGTTCCATGCGTGAAAGCCGAGAATTCGGCGCAACTCAGTGCGTAAGATATTTTGACCGGCCCACTGTGGCGAGTGGATCACCCGGAACTGC